GATATGCTCGGCCCAATCCTTGACCGGGTTCTCGCGGAACGTCTTGAGTTCGTCATCCCATTCGCGGCGGTAGTTCTTGAGGCCCTCAATGCCCAGCTCGCACCGCTCAGCGTCGAACTCGGCAACCTTGATTGCCTCGCGGCCGGCATGGATGCCATCGGCCACTGCAATGCGCTTGACCAGCTTCGGCTTGCGCTTGGCCTGCTTGAGCAAATCCCAGCGGGTGTGCTTGGCTCCCCAGATGAAGTCCATGACATCATCGGGCACGTAGTCGTCGCCGTGGTAGCCCTTGTCGTCCAGCCACTTGATCCAGTCGAGCAGGTCGTCACTCTCTGGCCGGTAGAAGTCCACGATCTTGAGCCGGCCACCAATGACCTGGAAGCACCAGATTGGATTGTTGACCGCCTTGCCCAGATCCCATGCGGTGTTGACCGGGTGGCTCTCATCCACCGGCACGAGACCTATGCGGTTTTCCCGCTCGGCCTTGGCCATCTCTGCGCCCCAGTAGGCACCAATCATCGCGCCAGAGAAGGAACAGTAGTATTCCTGCTCGAACATCGCGCGGCCCAGATCGGCGCCGTAGAGGTCCTGGTACTCCGCCAGGCTTTCGGCCAGTTGCTCAGCTGTTAGCGCGCCCGTGTCCAACACGCTGGACAGTTCAGCAAACCAATGGTCATTGCCCTTGGCCCGGTCATACATCGTCTTGGCGTGGTTGTTGCCGCGGGGCGTGGTGATGAAGGCAGCAGTGCCTTCCGATTCCTCGATCATCGGCTTGTGGTAGGCCCACGCTGCAGGATTGCAGAGGGCCCATTCCGAATAGGCTATGCCCACAGGACCAGAGCCAACCGTTGCGTCATATCGATCAGAGCCGAGAAGCTGCCAGGTGCTGCCCCATACCGTCTCTATGAACATGTCGTTGTCGTTGATGCGCTTCCTGATCTCAGGCGGAAACGCCTCGTCAATCCTGCGCTTGCCAGTGTGGCCGTTGATACCGTTCCATATGGCCTTGCGGGCCTGGGCATATTCAGGAAAGCAGTGCCAGTACGTCCCCACCCTGCGCTGCGACAGCTCACGAAAGCCGTTGAGAACAATCTCGTCCTTGCCCCAGCGACGGTGGGCAATCTCGATCAGCCGCTTCTTCTTCTGGTTGACCAGGGCCTCATGAAATGCGCGCTGATACCAGCGGACGCGAAACTCGTACTCGGTCACTTGGTCTCATAGACCGTCTTAAACACGATATCGCCGGAGTGCTGATGCTCCTGCCTCTCGGTGTAGTCATCGCGGAAGCGAGCTTCCATCGACTTCTTCCACACCGCGGCATTGAAGCCAGGAAGCAGCATGCCCGTTTGCGCTTTGTCTTCCCACCATGCCTGGCAATGCGACATCGCTCGCGTTAGTGCTTCCGAAAATTCAGGATGAGCCTCGGCCCAAGCGTCTATGGTAGACCTGGCCACATCGAAGTGGGCGCACATCTGCGCCTTGCTCTTGCCGGCCTTGCCTAGCTCTATGACGGCCTCACAATAGGCTGGATCATAGGAGGATGGCCTTCCTACTTCTGCCATGGGTTCGACGCTCCTTGGCGGGATATGCAAAAGCCCCTGACCATTGAAGGCCAAGGGCTGGGGAGGGTTAGAGGGTGTGTGTGCCTTCGACGCCGCGCTGCATGCGGGCCAGTGTGCGGGAGTGCAGCCAGTGCTGCGCCTCTTCGATCTTGGTCAGCGCAAGGGCGTTCTCGCGGCAGGCGAACTTGCCAGCCTGGAATGAGCGAAGGCGGTCAGCAACGATGGCGAGCAGCACTTCCTGCGTCACGCCGTTGATGCCGTTCTCGTTAATGGGCCCGTTCTGGAAATTGATGCGAACCTCAGGGCCGTGGGTATGGCCTTCGCCCGGACCATCGACAACGGTATCTGGGAGCCACACTTCGTAGGCGTGGTTGGCGCCGCCTGCACCGGGCTCGTCAGTCACCTTGATTTCAATCAGGTCGTTGGCCGGGTTGACCTTGTGATCGTTGATTGTGCGCATTGGGCACTTTCCTTGGGTTGATTTGGTTGCTGGTGGGTAGGCACGAAAAAGCCCGCCGGGTTAGGGCGGGCTGATGGGATCGAGCGGGCGTCTTGGCTAAGAGGGTGACATGGATGTCTGTCGCCGCGCTCGAAGGGGATCAGGCGTTGTCTGGTCCGATATGTGAGCGCCATTCCTTGGCAGCGCTCGAACCGTAGCCTGAAACTCTATGTTGGTTATCGAGACGGGGGCGTCCTTGGCATTTGAACCCAAGTTCACTTCGCCGCCGTCTCGAACTTGTTGCCCATGGGGCGAATAGGTAGCGAGATTTTTGCCAGAAACTTGCCCGAGCGGGGATCGAACCCGTCCAGTCCGGGGCGTAACTCCCGTCCGCAATCTCGTCGGTCAACCATGACCGGGGGCCATCAGCACGTAACGTACCCACCCCTGTTGTCGGATGCCCATCGGGCAAATTCAGGGCGCAGAAAAGAATGCGCCAATCTCTGTTGGCTTTGCGGCGCAAAGCGCCAGCTTACTCTCTTGTGTCTGCTTCGTGCCCCGGTGTCAAGCGGCCCGTTTCATGGTCAACCGGAAGTGCACGGCCAGATCATCAAGCGCCGCCAGCAGCTCTGTCTTAGCCCGATCCCTCGCCCTTGCGCCCATGCCCCGTCGCGTCAATGGCTGGTCGTGCACAATGACCCGCTCCACATAGCTCGAGCGCAGCATGCCGAGGCACCGCACAGCGTTCTTATATGCTTCGAGGGCATCCGCCTGGCGGGCGCCAAGCGCGTCCTCTCGCGGCCCTGATGTGTCCACCTTCACCGCCGCATAATCGACAGCCCGTGCGCCGCCGATCTGGGCGCGGTCGAATGCCATACGGTATTTCGCGGCCGCCATGATTTGCATTTCACTTGCCCCTTTGAGGCGGGCCAATCCTCCGATATACTCCACCATGTTGGTCGAAACCGAGACCTTGCCGACATACGGGCCGGACTTGGTTTGCCGCTGATGGAAGTATTCCGCATCGCTGATGGCCGGGTCTTGTATCCACCGGGTGTCAGCAATAACCAGCGGCTCGGAAGCCACAGGCGGCGCGGGACGAACCAGAGCCCGCCGCACACACTCCAGCTCCAAAGCCGCTAGGATATCAAAGCGGGCGCGGACATGGGCATCGTGCTGCTGAAACTTCAGCCGACGAGCAGCCCGGCGTTCCACCTTCACGATGAAGTCTGATTTCGTCTGCCCCATGGTGTCAGCCTCTAGTTAGGTGGTTAGGAGTTACCAAGCCCGTTTTCTTGTCGGGCCTGCCTTCGCTGTGCGGGCAACAATCTTTGGCGGCCTTGCCCTCGCCATGTGCTTTGTGTTCAATCTCAACTGCTGACGGCGCCCAGCGTGTGGCGACTTCCCGCCCTTCGCATGCTGAAAAGCCCCGGTGCCCATCAATCTGCCCCAACAATCTGGTTGATTGCTCGGTGGATCAGCACCAACGCAGTGCCTGCGTTCACGTCGCTCGATACCCAAAGTTCGCCGTTCGGAAGCTGGCCAATGACGACCAGAGTTTCCATCTCCTTGCCCTTAGCGCCTTCAAGTATTTGGTCAGGATCGAAGCGGTACCCGTCGCCTACAACCACCGGCTCGAACTTCGTCACATTGTCCCTGCTGCGCTGATGCAAAGCCTTGGCAAGGCGATCTGCCTCCGCTCTGAACCAGCAGGCGATGAGGTAGTTGTCGCCAGTCGCCATGACGCTTTCACTGTCGGGATATCGAGCGCGCGTTGCCGCAACAGCATCCGTCATTTCCCGTCTCCTTCTTCTACATTAGGCTGGGGAGTGGAGAGGCGATCCGGCCAAAGTCCACGCACTAGTCGCTCTGTGGGATCAACGCTCCAGGTAGAGCCACACAGTCGGCGATCAAAGCGTCCTGCGGGGTCGTTGTCGTCGTAGCGGATCACTGTCAACAGGCGCCGCTTGACCAGATCATCCAGTTCGTCGCGGTAGAAATGGCCATCGCACGAGTCCGAAGCAACGTCGCGGAAGCGTTGAAGGTCGCCTCTCACATTGCACATCTCCACATGACGATGGATTTGCGCCAGTATCGGTAGGGACTTCGCGCTCACGCGGATTGTTGCGTTCATCTCAAACCTCCCCGCCCTTATCCAAGTATGTGGTCATGCTGCACCTCGGCTCTGGCCCATGTCGGTTTTGCCTTCGACGGCAGCACGGGCCTGGATGACGATCTCTGCCGGGAAGGGTTTCTTCTGGAGGTATTGAGGGACTGTCTCGCCAGTCACGGCTTCGCAGGCGTGGAATAGGTCCTCGTCTGCCCAGCGGTCGAGCACCACCAGACCATCGGTTTGAACTCCCCCTTCCAAATCCAAATTTCCCTCTTTCTTATATGGTTCTGGAAGATGCTGCGGCCGGGCTGCGCCTTTTGCTTTGGCAAATGCTGGCTTGGACCCCTTATTTTTCAATGCTGTAGCAGCGCCGCCACGCGATCCTGCGGCGGCCCTCAATTCACTTTGACGCTCGCTTTTATGAAGCTCTTTCGTCAGGCGATTGTGGGTAAGCACACCATCTTCGACACAAAAGAAGGGGAGGATTTCGGACGAAACCGACTTCCATTTCTTGACCGTCATGCGGGCCACGCGAGCCAGTTTCACGTCATCGGCCGGCAGGACGCCATCAGCATTCCAGAGGGCGATAAGGAGTAGCAGGTATGCCCCGATATGCTCGGTGGAGAGCAGCAGCGTGTCACCGACGAAATCGGAGACGTACAGCTGCATGAAGGGGCGCTCGCTCATGGTCCTACCACCTTTCGTCTGGCTGCATCTTGCCGCCGAACTGGTCACGGCGACCCCGATGCTCTTTCTTCTTGATGTCTCGCGTGTGAGCGGTCACCGTGACCAGAGCCACGCCAAACCGTTTCGCTACGACCTTGCGCATCGCGCCAGCCTTGACTGCCGCCCGAATGGCTTCAATCTTCTCAGGTGACAGCGCACTCATAGTCCTGCCCCCTCCAGAGCCTTCCCGTATCGAGGCATGACGTAAACCTCGCCGCGTACCTTGGCCTCGTGCCGGCGAATGCCGTGCAGCACAGTCGTGTGGTCCTTGCCGCCCATGCGCCGGCCAATCGCTGGCAGGCTCATGCTGGTTTCCTTACTCATGCGCCACATGGCTTCATGACGGGCGGCGACGATGTTCCGGGCACGGCGAACGCTCATCAGCTCGCTCTTGGTAATCTCGTGCTTGACGCAAACCTCGCGAACGATGTCATGCCAGTGACCGGCGTCTAGCGGCTCGCTGCGGTTCTCTTGTGCGATGACCAGGATGTCATGCACTCGCTGCTTGGTTTCCTCGGTGATGATCACTGTAGGAAGCCGCATGGCGGGCGGAACATAGTCTGGGCGATGAGGCTGGGGGCGAACACGGATCAGCCGCCGTTGGCTCTCTGGCGGGGGCGGAGGCAGGTTGCGAAGCCTGTGCCGGACTTCTGTATAGCGGGCAATGATGGTTTCGGCTGTTTCAGCCATGGGAAGCGCTCCGCTGTTCGTGGCTGTAGGTGACGTGACGGGATTTGCTCTCGACCTCGGTCGCAACCTGGTCGGCCATTGTCCGCGTCAGGTTCAGGTGCGATGTTGTTGCCTGACCAATGCCGTTCGTCTCGACCGCTCGCGGGCTCTCCGCCCTTCCTGCTGTATGGGGGTGGGGGGAGGTCATGCTGCACCTCTCGGGGTTGGGAACCGCTGAGCATTGGTGATAATTCCGTCGATCTTGGCTATCGCGGTCGCAAGGTTGCGGATCGTCTCCAGCTCGGGGTGGCTGGCTTCCCAGTTTTGGACCGGGTACGCCGCCTCGAGCCGCGCTAGATCGACTTTCCATCGGCGCTTCATTGCTCGAAGGGTGCGCTGTGAAAGCGGTTGACGCGTCATGCTGCTGCCCTTTGTTGATGGACGGAGCGCGCGGCTGAGATGAGGAGGTCGCGAAACGGCTCCGGCGTGTGGATTCTGGGGGTGCTGTTCTGCCCACCGCCGCGAGCCCCGACTTCGCCCAAGCGCTTCGCGCGCGTCAGGCCCATGCGAGCCACAACAGCGGGGTCAAGCTGAGCGTACCGGTAGCCCCATTCGAGCGTTTCAGGATCAGCGCCGAACAGGTAGAGCAGCGTCGGTTTGCGAGCATAGTGACCATACCGGCCCTGCTCTACGCAGCACGTCCAGCCGCCCTCAAAGTCGGCCACTACCCAGCCACCCGAACGGGGGGGGATGTTCAGACCGAAGTGCGGCCAGGCATGGCTACCCCAAGGATGTTCAAGGATACCGCCCCATTTGCGGACAGCGGCAAGCGCAGCGGCAAAGCAACCGTCATCGTCACCCTTTACCTTGCGCTCGCCGGTGCGCTTGATATGCAGCGGCTGACCAGCCCACAGCTTGCCCCAACGCTGGCATGGCGGGTGAGCGACAACAGGGTGCGGGCCGTCATACAGCCGAGCATCCCTCTTCTCGTCCCACGGCTCTACGCCCGGCAGGTCGAAATACGAGCCACCAGTCTCCACATAGAGCGCCGCCACCGTTCTGCTCATTTGCTCCCTTCCCCCTGCATTGCAGCGCGACGGGCTAGAGCGAGAAGCCGGTTCGTCGTGACGTTGAACTCGGGCAGGAACCTGCTGGACGCGCGGCGGCGGAACGTGACGCGACCGATGCGGCAATGGGGGTCGGGGAGGACGTGGTAGGCGCCCTCCCCTGCCGCTGACGAAGCGATCGCCGTTGGCGTTTCAGCCGTGCTCAAACCACGACCCCGCGCTGCTTGGGCAGCGAAGCTCAATACCGTTCCCGTCACGCGCTTTACGACGCTGGAACGGGCGCTCTTCTGACCCTTCGGGGTCAGGTAGTCGGGATGGTTGTTGAAGGCGTCCACCACGGCACCATCAACTACTCCCCAAAGTTCTTGATAGGCTGTGGAGCGCATGGCCTACTCCGCCTGCTGGGGATAGAGCGCCAGCGTCTCGTCAATGTCCGCCACTTGCTGGGCGAGGCCATTGTCGGCGGCTTCGTATTGGGCTTTGAGCAGCGAGCGGCGATCCTCGAAATCAGCCCGCTCGCGCTTGAGGGCACCGACTTCGACGGCCTGACGATTGGCCAGCGCAACGGCCCGCGAGGTCATGGGCGCGGTTTGCGATGCTGCCTCGATGATCGCGGCTTCCATCTGTTCAAGGTCGGGCTGTACGAGCGCGAGTTTGGTCTTGGTAGCCATGTCATTCTCCCTTGGTTTTGTCAGATGCCCCAGCCGGCTGACTGGTCGGCGTGTTCGTCGGCGTCGGTGCCTGCTCTGGGCAGATCCAGTCGGACAGCTCGCCCGCCTTCTTGGTCACCTTGTTGGCGAGCCAAACCCGCTTCATGAGCGGCAAGAAACGCTGCCAGACGGTCCTCCCGTGCTTTGAGCCGTTGTCTTTCAATCTTGGCCTCCTCCACGGCTATGGCCGTCAGGTCTTGGATTTCGTAGTGGTCCACGCGACGCGCTTCCCGGTTCCAGAGCGCGCGAACGCGGCGCTCTGTCCACGACCTCCGCCGGTCGTCTTGAAGCACTTCCTTCGGGAGCCGCTTCTCGTGGCGCTGTAGGGCGTCGAAGGCCGCGCCAAGCGCCTGCCTCACGTCGCGCCCGCTGGCGCCGAGGAACGTCTCATCGATCAAGCGAATAGCAGTGTCAGCATCAGTCATTTCGGGCTGATCCTTGGGTGAAGAACCCACGTCCTTGGGTACGATTTCCATGACCTTGGCAGACCTTCTGGCTAGTTTCAGAACCAGAAGATGAACCCGACTTGGAAAGGACGTTTGAGAGATGATCCCGGTAAGCGAGAGTTTGAAGGCTTTGCTTCACCGGCAGGGAATTAGCGCGGGATCGGTTGGAGCCGGTCGCGCAAATGGGTTGGCGAGCACCCCGATATCCGGGGAGGAGGGTCAGACCTCGAAGCGCTCGCCTACGGCTGGGGAGGGACTCCAGCCGATGGGAATGGGAAAAGGGACGCCGGCCGAAACCGGCGCCAGTCAACAGGGAGGTAACGTCAGATTTGAACGGAGCCGGAGCCCTATCCTCCAGGTTCACACGAACCCGAACGCGGGACACATGCCCACGAGACAGAGGCGCGGTGACGTTCGCCTCTCTCTGGTGCGCACGTGACGACGATTGAGAAAGGCTGGCCGTGGCAGAGAGCCTTGCCCGGTCGCGATTACTGGCGAGGTGTGCGGGTGCCATCACGACAGCACCAACGCGAGAACGTCAGCGCCGACCCGGACTACTCCGTAGGCGGCGATAGCAGCAAGGCCGAAGCCGGTGAGGAAGTTGGTCAAGCGTCTGCCCCTTCCGTCAAAAGGAGCTTGCGGAATAGAGCTACGTCATCTTCTTGAGAGCGGGTGATGAGGGGGCGGAAGCGGTCTAGCCAATATCCGTAAGAGCTGGCGGATTGCCGCTCGACTAGATGAACCCCAACAAGCCCGTTTGGATGGCGGAGGTCGATTGAGCGGATCGTATAGACTCCATTTAGGACAAGCCCATTTGGCAGCTTGCCATCAACATTTGGCCCCAAATTCACACAAACGCACTTCACCCCCGGCTTTGCCCAAGCGCTCATAGCCATGCTCCCACGATATCCAGCAGCGTCAGGAACCCGACGCCGCCGAAGTAGCCAACCACGAGCAGAACACCCCATGCGCCAAGAGCTAGCTCCAGGATCAGTACTGTGTGCTTGGGAGTGGGGCGGGTGCGGGTGGAAAGGACGGTCATTCGTCGCCCCCTGCGCCTGCACGTGTAGCAAAGCCCATGCCAAGAGCACTGAGATAGAGGTCGAGGACCGCATTGCGCTCCACGACTTCGTTTGCGTCTTGAGCGCGGATGCGGATGACCTGTTTCAGAATGGGGACATCAAACCCGTTCCCGCGCGCTTCTTGAAAAAGCTCTTTCAGGTCGGAGTTCAGTGCGGTCTTTTCGTCGTTCAGCCTTTCGGCTCTTTCCACGAAGGCGCGGAGTTGATCCTGGGCAACGCTATCTTCTACGGCCATGTCTCAGCCCTCCCCACGCTTGCGGATGGCGGCGGCGATGCTGTAGCAGGCTCGTTGCGCGGCTATGCCTCGGTTGAACCGAGTGGCCT